GCTCGAGTGCATATTGCTTGGATTTAGACTCACTGGATAAACCTGTAGTCCAAGGATGTAAGTCAGCTTCAGTGCGATATAACTCAGTTTTAATGATATAGACATCACAATTAGCCACAAGCGACTCCGCCAAGATATGAGTCTTGATTCTATAATCTGGATAAGCATTTATAAACTCCTTTAATCGGTCTTGAACTGAAACATAATCATCAAGGTAATTCGACATTTAACTTCTCTCTCCCTGCGAAATTACTTATCGCATCGTCTAACTGTTCTTTTAATGAATAAAATGTGCCATCTGGCCAGTTCTGTGCTTCATCGGCGCAAGGCTGGCAATAGAACCTGACCTGTGCTTTGCGAAGCGGTGTCTCGCTTTGGACTTTCCAAACTGCTGGAGTCATAGCTCTTAAATCCCAGCCATTCTTATTTGTTCCCCAGCGATATTTGCAATAGTCGCAGTATTGATTTTGATTATGATTGCGAGTCAGACTCAATGTCGTCCCAATCTTCTGGAGTAGAAAATCTGCATCGACCCAAGATAGCGGCGTATCCAATGAGATCGAGATACGAATCCTCGCGCTCTGGACTTTCCACCATTCTTGAGAGTTTTGTTGCAATAGCAATAAGTGCCAATTCAGATGGGTCTCTGAGCTGAATACCGAGTGCTCTCGCGATTTTGTAAATGCGTAGAAAATTGTGCCTCGGGTCTCCATACTCAATCCCTCGGTCGAATAAGGTAGCACCAGCTTCTTCAAGCCATTCACTTAACGATTTCTGTGTATCGGACACTTGACCTGCCTCTCTTATAGCCCTCATTAAAAGCTTTGGCTTTGGCTGAAGTAATTAGACTCCAGAGATAAAGGCCGATAAATGGAACTCCAATGATTATTCCTACTACTGCTTCATCAGATAAATTAGGCAACATCTGCATTCACCCCATATTTATCAAGCCAGTATGCAGAGATTTCAGCCTTAGATAGACGGCCTCTTAACTGCTGCTTACCCATCCGCTCTTTAGCGAATCGTCTGATTATTGATCCCTTAACCCAATTTGTCTCATCAGTCCAAGCACCAGCTTGCGAGTCAAATCGAATAAGAGCTACTTTATTTACCATTTTGCTCCCGTTCTGTAATCCCTAAATGGATTAACGGGCTAAATGTATTTGATTAAATCTATTTAGACCAGCAATAAATCGGCGAGTCGTATATCTAAAAAACCAGCGAGTCGCACATTGGTGGCTTTATTGCCGAAGTCAGTAGTTATAGGCAACCGCTTCAAAGCCCACTCAGGCTCGATTAGAGCCCCTAAATCAAACTGATAGACCCCGTGAGGGGTTGAATTGATATAAAGGGTCTTAGCGCCCGTTCTAGCCCTTATATCGGCCAGATAATCCCACTTCTTCTTCTCAATCATCAAAGTATCATAATGAGTCCTACGGCATTTGAGCTCAATATAGGAATTGTGGGTAATGCCATCTGCTCGGTCGGTCGCTGATAGGGGCGTCAAGTCTGGATAAAGCGACTTGAGAGCCTCAAAGAGCTCAACCTCTCGGAAGTAGATTAGTTGTCCTCTTCTCCATCTTCCCAACCAATCTTCTTAATTGGGTCATCGGCAGGGACTATCCAATCGGGATAAGAACTACGATCCATAGCAAAGGCAAGTGCAGTTCCTTCATCCATCCCAGCTCTACGGCAAGCTTTATAAACTTCATTGGCAGCAATAGCCCAGAAATCAAGCTTTGTTAATGGGGTTTCTTTAGTAGTCCTGCGTCTCTTTGGACGCTTGACTGGCTTCTTACTTACGCGCTTTCGCGTTGCCATTTCTGACCCCTTTCGCTAGGGCCAATTCTAGCTGAGACTCCATTTTATCAAGGCGCGACACTATTGGAATATTCTCCAATTTGATTATGTAGCGAAGGCCAGCAATTAGAAGGGCAATTGATCCTAAGACTGATGCAACTAAAGTAGCCAATTCAGCTGCAACCATTACCGGACTTTGCCGTAACGCTCATAATTTGGATTGAGCCAGTTAATGATGCTAGGCAAGACTGACACTAGAGCGGCATTTGCAATTGCATTGACATCTAGGCCGACTGCTAGATAAGTCGCTAGGGCTGTCGCTAGGAATGTCTTTGCCCAGCTTTCGGCCATCTTCTTTAGGTCGCTCATTAGATTCTCCTTCAAGGTTAAACCATTTGCCATCTGTGTCTCCCAAGCTAGTAAATGATATATGGAAGTGACTACGATGAGGATTAGCGCCTGAGTATTTACGCCGTTTCCAGCCCAGTATTGGGCTCATAATCTTGCCATCGTAGATAATGTATTTAATGCGCTTATCGCCCTTCTTGGCGCATTTACGAAGCTTCTCAACTAGTGCATAAGCTTCTTCTTTGTGAGCGTTTAAATCTGCATCAATGTCTAAAGCTCTGACGATTCCTCTTGCGTCTGGTATATGGTCAGAACTGCCCTTTGCAAGATGCCGAGCATCAGCCACCCAGCCGTCAGACTTACGATCCCTATCAGGATAATCGTCATCAATCTGCTCCCGTAACTGCACACCCGCTGCACATAGTCTGGCCATATCGATTGATTATACGACTAGTTTGACACAATCCCTCAAGATTATGCTAAAGACCTAAAGCGGCTTTCAAGTCAGGCAGACTCAGACCAACACTTGCAAGTTTATCTTCAATAGTTGGCTCAGGTGTTGGCAAAGCAATATGTTTATTGATGGCGCTCTTTAAATCTTCTTCAATAGCATCATTATCACTTGCTAAACCAACGGCTGTAATTTGCCCATCATCATCATAAGAGCAAACTAGACCCCTACCATTTAGCTCTTTATCTAATTGTGCAAGATTTATTTTTTTATTTACTTTTATCATTATGACCCCATATCTACAACAGATATCTTTCTGTATCTAAAATCTGCTGTGCCTGAACCTTCATTTTTATATTTAAGAGTAAATGTGTTAGACCCTGCTGTTAAGCCTGTTTTGATAACTGCGTATGATGCAAAAATATACTCGTCATTTCCCCAATTTTTTGAAAAAACTTCACTATCTCCTGCGGATACAGTAGTGGCACCGCTAACTGCATAACCAATAGTAGGCGCTGAAGAACCAGTAGGTCTTAATTGCGCTGAAATAATTATCAATGCTTTTGTGCCCGTTGTTACTGTAACTGCTGGCCCCGCCGTTGCTAAATCAGTAAAGCTTCCAGATGAAGTGCCTTCAACGCTTGCTCCTGCAACTGTAGCATTAGCATTTGCTGGAACTGCTGCTGGAATAGCAGCCCACTTTAATCCTGTTGTTTCACCGCTTGCAGCTGTAAGAACGAAATCATTTGTGCCAGCTGTCAGTTTTTGAAAAGTATCTGCTCCTGTGCCAACTACTAAATCACCTTTAGCATCATAGGTTGTTGCAACTGTGTTAGTTACTACTGGAATCGGTCCAGTTCCTGAAGCTACTGAAATACCAGTTCCAGCTTGAACCTCAGTTATATCTCCGACATTTGGAGTAACCCAAGTGTAATCAAGGTCTGTGTTTGAATTCTTTGATAAAACTTGACCACTTGTCCCACCTTTTAGATCAAGCAATGAAGTATCAATCCCATTGCCTAAAGTGCGAATGGCAGCTGCGCCATCCTTTACTAAATCTGTATCAGCTGGGGTCGTCCAGCCAAAATTACTTGTCGTTGGCATTTAGTCTCCTATGCAACTATTGTAGCGTTAAGCCAGTCCAAAGTAGGGCTGATTGTATTCCAAGTCTCAGTCGCTGGGACTGAGTTCCATCTAAACGCCTGAAGGCTGAAAGCGATAGGCGAGACATTAAGAGTTAGGTTGAGCTGATTAAGGCTGGCCGTCCAAGTCCATCCTTCGACAAATCCTTGGAATTCTCCACCGACCATATTGGCTGGCAAATTGATGATATTGACTGGCTGGCCCATAAATACGCCAAGCAGGTTATCTCGGTCGGAATTGTCGATTTCACCGCTGGCTATTGGGAAGGTTATCTGCCTCAAGGCAAATTGAGGATAGGCGCGGATAAGTAAATAGAACGCTGCTTGAGCATTGGCATCGCCTTGGTTGCGAAGTGTGGTCGATATGGTAGAAGCTAGAAGGCCATATTCAGATATTGAAGCTGCATCTTCATCAGTTACTTCAGCCCCAGAAGTGCCATAACTTAAGGTTATTGAATTTCTAACATCACCAGCCCTTTTTAGAATTGAAAGTCCGGGCCCAATCGAGTGATTGCCATCTAAATCTACATAACCATTAGTGGCTAGATATTGCGATCTATGAGTTGAATCCGCATAACCAATACGACCTTGAGAATCTTCATAAAGGTAGCCAAGTCCGCTAGTAGCAAAGCGAGAAGCTAGGTTATAAACTGTATCGTCCAAATTATTTTCAGAGTGAAGCTCATAATCCCCAGGAGTGTCGATTTCACCTAATCCGCTATTTTCTGCATCTTGCCATTGAACTGTTGGGTCATAGCCGTTCCAAGTTTCGGCAGCTGGGACTTCATTCCATTGGTCAAATAAAACTGTTTCTAATAGTTCTTGGATTCTATCGCCATCAAATTGATGGGCAAAATTGCCAACATAGACTGCGCGATTGAGTCTTGCTAAGGCTCCTACTGCAACTATTTTGATTTGCTGGCTAGTTGCTGTTGAGCCTGAAGTTTGGACTGTTATGCCTAAGTCAGTAATAAACCCGCCAAATAGATTCACATAAGTAGCGCTTGAGTTTTGAACCTCAATAGTTACTGCGTCATTAATTTCATAAGGGACTTGGGCTTCAGCCGTTTCAATAAGGGTTAAGTTGCAATATCCAGCAACTGGCTGAGAGTAAATATCTGTGCGACCAGAAGTGATAGTAAGTCCGCTAAGGGTTGCTCCAGTTACTGTTGATCCATTTACCTTGACTCGATAAAGAGGATTCCAAGCGGTCATAGAAGTAGTTGCTCTGTTCCAGCGCCAGTTCTGCGACCTGTGTTATTCAGAGCTGAGACAACTGCTCTGGTAAATCCTTCTTCATCAATAGCGCTTGGGGCATTGACATTTATAGTGACACCAGCGTTATTAGCTGCAACTGTTCCAGCGACATTGAAGCCAGAAGGAATGGCGTTACCGCTTGGAACTGCACTTGATGGAGTGACTCTTGGTGTTGTGCTTGTGATAGGGGATGGTGCTGAAACTTTAGGAACTGTAGGAATAGACGCGCTGCTCGGTGTTGATGAAATTCCGAATGGCAATGAAGCCGATGATACTGTGTTAGAACCAGTCGAAGTTGATCCGCTGAAATTAATTTTTTGAATGGTAGCAATATCAGGGCCAGATTTGATTAGATTCAATCCGCGAATGACGGCATTTATGCCAGTTATTGCTGCGTTTATAATAGGCTCTAAAGCGTTTAGTGCAATAGCTACTGCGCTCACAATTCCAGAAGCAACTTTACCAATAATCTTAATAGTATCTGCAAAACCACCAGCTAAGAATGGGACTAAAGTTTCCTTGGCAAAATTGTATAATCCCCTAAAAGTATCCTCATTTTCTTTGACCGATTTAATAACTGGATCAATAGCATTTTTCTTAAAGCGCTCAAATGCTGGAATGGCTGTATCTGTTATAAAAGTTAAAAGCTTCTCAATAATAGGCAATAAAGCTGTTCCAACACTTTCTTTAGCTTCATCAAAAGTGACTTTTAATCTTGCAATTCTGCCTTCAAAAGTATTGGCTTGGACTGTAGCTGCGCCACCAAAAGTATCGGCTAATTGCTTAACTGTTCCTTCTAATCCTAAAGTCTTTATTTCAGCAGCAGATAAACCAACGCCTAAACGCGCTAAAGAGGCTGTGTTGCCTTCGTAAGCCTTACCAAGGGCATTGGAAACGGATTCTACACTTTTACCAGTAGCAGCTGATATGTCTAAGGCTAGGTTTAATAAATCTTGCGATTGAGTTACTGATCCTGTAGCAGTTGCTAGGCGCTGAAGCGCTGGGCGCAATTGATCATCAGCAACACCAGTAGCTAATGAAGTTTTAAGTATCTGCTCCTCAACTGCTGCAATCTGAGCCTCGGTTGCACCAGTTACGCTTTCTAAAGCATTAGCTAATCGCTTCTGAGCTGCCTCATCTTCAATAGCTGCCTTTACGCCATCAACTGCCAACTTAACTGCATAGGCTGCCGCGGCTGCGGCTGCTGCTGCAAAAGCGGCTGCTGCAACCTTGCCAAACTTTTCTAACTTACCGCCAAAGCCTTCAACCTCTTTTTCGCCAGCATTAAGATTCTTTTTCAAATTATCGACATCAGCAAGAATCGAGAGCTTGAGCGTTCTACTGCCAGCCATTACTTATCCCATTCTTTCAATATCTTGGAAAATGCTTCTTGCCATTTTTTAATCAATTCAGGCTGAATCTTACGAAGGGTTGGGTAGATAAAGTAGCCAGAGTTTCCGCGACCTTTGCTCGGTGTTCTTCTGGGGAACTGACGCAAGCGATTACTTCCAAACTCATAACCCGCCCAGAGTTTTTGTGTGCTACCGCCACCAGAAAAGCGCTGACTTGCAAATCCGTAAGAGAGCTCTCCGATTTTGGAACTGGCCGAGACTTTAACGCCTGTTGTAATTCTTCTAACTGCTTCTTGACCAAAAGTCCTCGAGAGCCCATAGGCTTTGATTTCATTTGCTGCGTAAGTAGCCAGCGCGCTAGATTCCCGTTTAGCTTGGCTAACGGCTTCATCATCCATCGCTTTGAACGCGGTAATGATTGAGCGGAGCTCGCGCTTGTCATAGCTGATTGGTAACTCATCTGCCACCGCTACGCTCCTTTAATATATCTATGGCCGTCATTACTTGGTCTATATCTGTCCAGTAAGGCATTGGAATCCCAGTTGCGATAGCAATCTCGATGATTAGTCGGTTGATGCTTCCGGGCTCGTAACTTTTGGGCTTTCATCTCCAATCGTCATTTCCTCAACTGTCAGCTCCCAAATCTCTTGGGACTTGGTTGGCTTTCCTGCTGCTTCGCGCTTATACGCAAAGTAGGCAAGGTCTAAGAAGTCCGCTTGCTGATAAGCCGTTATATCCTTCATCGAATAAATCGACTTACCAGTTTTGCGTTCCCACTTAGCCCATTCTGGCAAGCCAGCTTGGTAAGTAGCTGATTCGCCTGAGCTGTATTTAATTGTAATTGATATTTTCATAGCTCCCGATGCTCCGATCTCTTAGCTGAAGGTCTCTGTTGGTGTTCCAACGACTGTCATCGTCCAAGTGTCGGTAAGTGCTCCAGGGGCAGCTCCACCAGCAGTTGGGAAGATTGGCAATACATTGAAAGCAAATACTGCGCCAGTTACGGCTGTGAATGAAACTGCAAGTGTGGTGTTAGGTGCAGATTCTGCATCTGCCCACATTGCTTCGAATAGTGAGCTTGCAGCTCCCCAATCTTGTAGCAATTCAATTGTAAATGTCCATTGCTTATCAACGGACTTATAAGCGCGACCATCAAGGGTTTGATAAGTCTCGATAATTGTGTCGCAGCTTAGGACTGCGCTAGTTGTCTGGGCGTCATAAGCAGCGCTATCGAGTGTGAATGTCACATCGCGCCCAGTTATTACTGTTGTTGGCATTTGGGTCTCCTATGCGGTTTGCTCGTAGCGGACGCTCAAGCGGATATCTGAAACTAGCAGGGTAGTAGTTCCTACTTCGGTTACCGAAGGTCTTTCGACTATTGATAACTCATACTTGGAAGCATTTAGTGCTCCAAGAATACTGATGACCATTTGCTCTAAGTTATCTAAAGCAGCGGCATTGCTGAAATACGCAACGCAAGCGGTGATGGTGTAATTTAATTTAACTCTAGTTGTGGCTTTTCCCAAGACTTCAAGCTCCATATAGGGCGAGTCTGGAATGACGATAATTGCTGGAACGATTGGCGCTTCTGGAACTGAGTCATAAATATTAGCGGTGCAGCCAACCAAGGCGGTCTTAATAGCGCCTCTAACATCTGTAGCAATTGTTGATGCTGGCATTAGCCGACCATCGTTTCAACATCAAGATAAGGGCCAAGTAAGCCAGTTACTTTGGCAAGTAAATTCTTAGATAGGCGGTAAGGGGTTACTGCAAAATCTATGCCTTCGATTGATCCACCAGCGGCGGTTCTGGATTGGAAGATTTCAACGGAGATAGCCAAAATAGCAGCTTCAGCATTGGGATTTCCGACATAGGTCGATAATCCAGATAGCGCAGCGTTTCCTGCTGGGATAATATTTTTTTCCAATATGTCTGCATTGGTGATTGCAACTGTGAATACATAATCTGAAATTTCGTCATCGGTTACTGTGTGAGTGCCATTGAAAGGAGCTCCGCAGCCAGTAATAATTACGGATTGGCCTTCTGTAAATTCTTGAATTGTTGCAGTTTCAAAATAAGCAATATTATTTGTTAGCTTTACTTTGTTAATTTTGCTTTGAAAAGTAACTAACATTGGAAGAACTAAATTCTCCGAGGCATCTACTATGTCGCTTAAATAAGCGTCTGAATATAGGGATGACGAAACGCCAAGAATTGTCCTAAGCTCTGTGGCCGTAACTATCGTAGGCATTTCGTCATCCTTTCAAGCAGTTAGGTGAGGGGCCAGCTCGGGAGCGGACTGGCCCTCACTTTTTTTAATTAACTACGCAACCATCCAACGATAAGCGCCAGCGCCTACCTTTGTTGCTAGTGCGCCATAACCATAGTAAGCAACCTTGATTTGACCAGTTGCTACCTGTGCAGTCTCCAAGCGGAAACGGCTTGACTCATACCAAGTATAAGCCTCTGGATTGATGATAATGATTGTGTTATCGCCAACACCTGAGCCAGTTGTTAGATTGCGATCTACGCGGAAGTTCAAGCCAAGTAGATTTCCAGTTGCAGAACCTGCACCGAGATTTCCACCCTGATTCATATTGCCAATCAAGTTCTGATAAATCGGACGGCCAGCATCAGCTAGATTCTGGATTGCGCCCCATTGCTGAGGTGATGCGATGATATTTTGTGCGAATCCAAGAGTGTTGGAATAGATTGAAACTCCAGCATCGGATACGAAGTCAAGAAGTCCAGCTGCATCAAGAGTGCGGTTTCCGCCATCTGTTCCACCAGCAATTAAGCCAGTTACTACTGCGACATCTGTTGCCTTTGCATAGGCATATTCCATTTGACGAACTAGCTCATCAAAGAACGCTGGTGAAGAGCGGTCGAGAAGTTCTACTGAGAACTCTTGTCCGCCTGCATACTTCTTGACGGAAACTGAAAGGAACTCAGAGGTCATTCCTGTCTCATCAATTGTTGCTTCTTCAGCTTCTTCTCCAACTGTTGGAACGGCAGTTAGCTTAGGAATCTCAAAGCTCATTCCAGCATCTGGAAGAACGCCGCGAGATACTGAATCAACTGCTGGACGATCAGCATTTGCTAGAGGGTTAATTACCTCGGTTAGCTGACGGGTTGGAATTAAACCAGCGTTATTGCTTGTGGTGTCGTCTGCTGCGCGAACATAAGCGCGAGCATCGTCATTTCCTAGAGCAGCGCGAACGCTCATCTCTAGATATTTTGCCTTGGTAAATTCAAGGCGAGGGCTTGTGTAGAAAGCAGGCTTTGGAGCTGCTGCTTCTACTTTGGCTGCTTCTACCGCTTCTTCAACGGCAGGAGCAGGAGCGGTAGTGTCAGACACTTGGTCTCCTTCGGTTGGTTTGTCTGAATCAGCGGTTGCCAAATCAGAATCTTCTTTTGGTGCTTCATTTTCAGATGCTGCTACAACTTCAGCGACTCTTGCCGAGTCGATGGCTGGATCTGTAACCAAACTGACCTCATCCAAGGTAGCTGAAGTAATCTGCATTACGCCCTTATTGTTGGTCCATTCATTTATCTGAGCGCCTACGCTAAATCCATCGCGCAATCCTTCAGTTGCTTCAATTAAGGCATCTTCTCCAGCCATAGTATTTGCAATCTTAAAGGTGGCTTCAATTCCGTTAGCTGTTACATTGTGAGACAACATTTTGCCGATTGGCCTAGTGCGGTCGTGTTCAAGCAACAACCGAACTGGCTTGATCTCAATGCTATCTGCTGCAAATATTGTTGGCCCTACTGAAGTATTGCCTTGCTCATTCCAGGTGACAATAGTCCCAGTAATGGTTCTCTTAATTGTGTCGGCAGCTGTAACTGCCATTGGCATATTAACTTTCATTTGGAATCAAATCTTCCTCTCGTTGAATCTGCTCAACGCTCATCGCGCCAATGCGGTTTAAGATTTCATAAACTTGCGCTCTTTCTAATGCGTTACCGCGTAAGAAATCGTCAAGTGCAAAGCGCACCATTACTGGATTTGGAACGAAGTCCGGTAATGATAAGCGTTCCTCAATCGCTTTAAGGATTGGGCGAAGTGAGAAATCAACTAATGAGCGCCGCTCGGACACCGCGTTTGAATAAGTCATAGAAGTCGCTTCGGCGCTCAAGAAGTAGGCAGGGATGCCGCAAGCTCTAGCCAATTCAAGCGCTACATATTGACGGCCTTCTGCAAGTTGCAATGATTTAGGATCAAAGCCAAATTGCTCAAGATTCACATCAGCATTTAAAAATGCAGTAGAGCGAGATTGACGCGCAGTTTTCCAAGCGCTCAATAAAGCTGAAATTCTTTCGGCAGTTAAATTGGTTCCATTAGATTTAAGAACCATAGTTGGTGCAGGTTCTTTAGCATAATTAACTGCTGCGTTCTCAAGATATACGGCAGCTGCAATTGTCTTGCCAGCTCTGTGCAGCAATCCCTCATCTGGGCCATCAAATCGAATGATTGAGCCAACGCCTTGAAGTGGAACTGACTTGCCATCAACTTTATATCCAGTAATTTCAGTATTTAGGAAATCTGTATCAACTGTAACGCGGTCTGGACTAACGCGAGTCCAGGCTCTTACTCGACCGCCATCAGTTGAAGAATACATTTCCAAGACTTGCCCGTAACCAGCACCATAAAGCCAAATATCTTCAGCAAGCCAGTTATAGATTACGAATCCTGCAACTCTTGGGTCTGGCTGATTAATAACGCGATGCGGATCTACATATTGTCCAGTTATGCGATTAAAAGTGGTAAGAGGTAATGAGCCAATAGTTCCGCAGATGATATTGCGAGCTCTTGCAACGGATGGAACGCTCATTGCTAATTGGCGAGTGGTATTAGTTGCACCGCCGAGAATATTATAAACTGAATCGCTAATCTGGACGGGAGTTAGCGCGGCTGCAACATCTGAAACCTTAGTAGGTTTAGCCGTCTGAACCTGTGGAAATAGGAAATCTCTTATAGCACCCATTGCTTACATTGTAAGCGAGCCTACTTACACTATTTGAATATCTACTCCGCTTTCAGCCATTGTTGCGTAGTGTGTCGCTAAGGCTGAAGCAATCGCTCCGCAAATAGTTGTATTGCTTACTTTCCGACCCATTACCCATCCGCCATCACCGAAAGGGAGTTTGACGGCGGATAGGCATTGCTTGGTCAGCTCTTCCTGTCCCGAGTGAGCTAACCGCTGAGATGAAATTGCTCCCAATAATTCATCGCAGCTTTGGGCATAATCAAGGCCGTCTATTGGCTCAACTCTTATTCCTGCAGGAGCCAATCTAGCGGCTACCGCTGACGCGGTTTTGGCTGAATAGGCAACCAGCTGAACTGGATATTTTCTAACCCACTCGGCAACATCATTAGCCATTGCCTTATCATCGAGATTAGCAGGGTTATGCCAAGTCTGCAGCAATATGACTTGAAACCTATCACCCTCAAGTCTTTGACTCGCTACTAAAGCCGCTTCTTTTCTACTGGGGCTTAAATCAATAGCCAGCCAAGTATCAGCCTCAGGGTTAAGTCGGAGTCCCTCAACTCTGCAACTTTCCCATTGAGACGGATTGATTACTGGGTTTATGGTATCGACCCATTGGCATAAGACTTCTGTGCGCACAATATCCTCGGGGTCTGATAAGACTGCTCGAATATTATCTGGATGAACTGTTATGCCAAGTGATGGATTAGCTTGGCAGACACCTAGCCAAAAGTCTGGTGAGTTATCAAATTTGATTCCTTGAGGCGCTGACCATTCGAACCAGCCAATATCATCATTGCTACCAAATATGGCAGCCATTGCTCTTTCCCTAAGTTTATTTAGGACAATGCTGTGTTGATCTCCAGCATTTGAATAAACCCATATTTGAGGATTTGGGCTAGCCATCTGGGTATATCGCAAAGCTGACCAGACATCCTCATCTTTATACTCTCGGGCTTCATCTAGGTGTATCGTTTCAGGGGCTGCAATGCCTCTACCAGCCGAGTTATTGGCCCTGACGATATATCGCCTACCTTCAGTAAATTGAAGCTCTTGAAACCCTTTACTTTCCAGCTTCTTAGTAAATTGAGCAGCTAGCCTTGGATTCTGTTCAATAATTCCATAAATCTTATAAAAGAGCTCTGCTGAAGTAGTTAGTTTATGAGCGGTATGAACCTGCAGTTTTTCTTTTAATACATAAATTCGAAATAGGATTTGGAGCGCCATAAAGGTTGATTTGCCTTGTTGCCGAGCGCAAAGCAAAGTAACTACTGGATGAGCCCATCGGCCATCAGGTTTTTGTTTTAAGCTGTGATGAGCCAGCCATTGCTGCCAAGGCATCAACTCAAAGCCGATTTCTTCACAGAATTTAATCATTTGCTCGCCTAGTGAGGGTAAATCGTTGAGTTTTGTGTGAATTCGCGGTTCTGCCACACCTCGGTAAGTCGATTCGTCCCGGACTCGGGCAATCTCTCCCAATTGAGCCATTTCAATTTGTTTCATTCCTGATAGTGCCTAGCCGAGCCATTTTCAGGGAAAATCTTCCCAAT